CGTCAATTCAAAATATTCTTTTTGTTGTATATTGTTCATACTCAATTTCTCCTGATTGGTGCATTCAACCAATCCATAATTTTCTGCCAAAGAGTTTTGGGTTTCACTTCTTCCCTTAGTTTCACCACCGTTTTCTTTCCTAATCGTTTTCCTGTAGTTATGTCAATCATTCCATCCCTAACTACTTTTTCTTTCATTCTACATCCTCTTTCCTTTTCTTTCTCAATTCTTCTCTTGCTTTCCAATTCCATAGACTTTTCGGTGTTTCTTTTTGAGGTTCGACTATAATAAGTTCCACAGACTCACCTGGTTCAATCTCAACTTTGGTAGTGGAAGCACAACTAACAACTATTATTAATACAAACACAATACTAAGAAGTATTAACTTCATTTTTCAGTTCTCCTATAACTACTTTGCTGAAGTGGCCATAACTATAACTACTCTGTTTGGTTTCTAATAAACATACTATAGGATCAAAATGTAAATAAAAGATAAGTCCATAGAAAAGAGTAATTAAAGAAAAGGATATAGCAGGCCCAAGACCACTGAGATCATCTTTACCAAGTTCATGTAATGTAAAAACCATACCTATAAACGTTCCAATAAAACCAGACACTATAACATATCTCCTAGCTGCTTTCCAAAATTGAATACCTATGTCTAAAATTTGTCTATCTACTTTAGGATTTATAGAATCCTTTTTCCAAATTAAAGTGACGGATGATATAAAACATCCCCGAAAACCTATCAATAGAGTTCCAATAGTAGCAACAACAATAAAAATAAAAGATCCAGCACTAATAAAAAATCTTAAGTTAGTAAAGTTCTGAAACCAAAATGTCATACCAAAAACAAGAGCAAAAATATATAAAAACAAACCCAAGATAATCCTCATTTTTTAACCTCACCCCATGTTGTTGTTAACTTAAGTTTAGATTTAATTTCCAACCCAATTCCACCATAATATCTCGTTACCTCAAGTGGAGTCAATGGTCTATTGTAGAATGTAATCTCATCGAATCTACCCGAAAAATTATGCTCCAACTTATGATCAGTGGCAAATCTAATAGGTTTTCCACTGACTACTGGTCTGGATACATTTAATTCTCGAATATGTTGTTGTCCATCCCAATATCCCATCAATGTATCATTAGCACCATCGTAAACTACAACATATTGATGATAAGCAAATTGTGCATCATGCGTATAGAATACATAAGTTTTATCACCAAACTTCAAATTAGTGGTATACTGTTCTAATGTAAATGTTTCGGGTTCTTCATCACCTTCAACAAACCAAGCAACTTCTTGCTCTACCATATCAGCAGTAATATACACAGCAATTTTATTACCCCATGACCAAAAATAATTTTTATCCAGATTCCATGGCCCAAACTCACGTTCAACATCAAGTCCTACCGTTCCGAATCCACCATAGAATCCTATAGAAAATGACTTAGAATTATACTCTGGTATAAATGGCATCTCCAAATAACTAAACCCATCTGAACCTAATATTTGAACCAAATGAGAGTACCAACCTTCTCCAGCAGTACCATTTATAATGTCTATATCACCAAAAATTCTCATGTCATTACTCCCAAACTTATCTCGAATAACTTGATCTCCAGCTTTAGCACCCTCGAAATCGTAGTAACTAATTATTCCATTGTTTGGTATTCGTACATTATCATAATGTTTGCCATATACATCCTGAATAAACATCAAAGTAAACATTATCCATATTAGAAATGCCAATATTAATTTATTTCCATTCCGTTTAAAAAAATTGTGGATCAATAGTAAATCTTCCATTTTTTCCTCCCTGACTAAATCCTCCAGCCACTAAAATCATTCTCAGATTCATCACTATCTTTATTATCATGTAAATCAGTTTGTGCCGTATCTTCAACATCATACAACTTCATTTTAGGTCTATCAATTCCAATTACAAATCTTCGCAATTCTGTAGGATCGTTATACCGATTTTTAAGTTGTTTGATTAAAATTTGATTTAATTCATCCATTTCCTCAGTTACAATTAGAGCAAACATCAAATCAGCAGTAGCAGGCAATCCAAATGATTCAGATGTATCAGTTATTTCTACATCTGTATTAGAAAATCCAGTCCTAGTAGTCTGTGTAGCACTCATAACTGGAATTGCATATTCAACTGCCAATCCTCTTAATTCTTCTGCAATTGATTTTATGTATGTATAAGAATTTACACTAGCACTAGGTTTTATCCTACTAGAAGCACAAATATTAATATAATCAATATACAATATATCAGGTCTAAATTCTTTTTTTAAATTCAATTCATTCAACAAATGACGGAAATGTCCTGCATGTGCAACCGCAGTAGGATATTCTTTAATAATTAACTTTCCAGTTATGTTACTACATTTCCTTTCTATTTTCTCGTCATATTTATCTTTACTTAATAATTCTAAATCTTTAATATCAATATCTAACAAATTTGCATCTATACGTTGTGCAATTCTCTCCTCTGCCATTTCCAATGTAATATACAACACATTTTTTCCAGCATCAAGATTAGCAGCCGCACAATGACACATAAATAAACTCTTACCAACTCCAGTTCCTGCAAGAGCAATATTCAACGATTTTTTAGATAATCCACCCTTAGTTATAGAATTAAAATTTGTAAGATCAAATTTAACTTTATCTTCCGTAGCATGATAATAGTCAAATCTATCTTCATAATCTTCTAAATAATCATGGCCAACATTCGGATCAAAAGAAACAGCAAGTGCATCAGATAAAATTTTAGGAATCTCTCCACGATCCCTAGTTTCTCTTTTTTCTTCTGGTTCTAATATATGAATTGAATCCATAACAGCATTATAAATTGCTTTATCTTGACAAAATTTCTCAGTTTCATCTTTCAACCAATCAATATTAGTTTCTAAATCTTTATCTGATTTAATTTTACCTAAAATTTTATACACATTCTCTAACAATTCTTCTGATAAATCAGTTCTATCAGAAATACCAATTGATAAAGATTCTACAGTAGGACTTTTATTATATTTTTCTAAATGGTCTTTTACATGTTCAAATAATATACGTTCTAACGTATCCTGAAAATATGATTCCTTTAAAAAAGGAAGTACTTTACGAGTATAATCTTCATTATATACCATATTTCTCAATATGGTTTCTTCAATTCTCAAATTATTCTACCTCACTTTCAATAATAGCAACTGATTCTGATTCTATAAGTTCATCAGAATTATCAAAAACCTCCTCCTTATCTTCCTCTCCTTCTTCTTCTATATGTCCATATTTAAATTCCTTATTCGCATATTCTTCAATAGCAGACATAACTTCTCCCGTAAAATATTTTTCTGGTAAAGTATAAATTACTTTTGGATAACTTTTTGTTCCATCTGTAGTCTCTACCCTATTACCAGACTTAGTAAATATTCCAGCATCTAATGCCAGATCAACTAGACCATAATATCTATCCAAACCTTTATCATAAGTTAAAAGACATTCAACTTCTTTATTCTCTTTAGAAAGTCTACTTTTTTGCATCTTAACTTTTATGACATTTCCAACAACTTCAGTCCCTTCACGTTCCTTTTTCTTGCTTAAAAATGCGATAGTAGACGCAGAATATTTCAATCCAGAACCACCAGACATCTCTTTCATTGGATAATATGAACCAACAACATCATAAACATGATTACATACAAGCATAGGAATCCCTGCCTTGGCAAGTTTCAAATTTAACACTCGAAATGTTGCCTTCAAAATCGCTGCCTTAGTCATATCTTTAGTTTCAGATCCTTCCGCAGTATCTTCTAATTCTTTAGTTGATGACAATTGTCCCAAACTATCTAAAATCATCATCATCGGAGGTCGAAAACTATCATCTTGATTAATATAATGATCAATTCCCTTCAGTGCAATATGTCTAAACTTTTGTATTGATTCTGGTTCAGATTTAGCAACACGTTTAACATCAATACCTCTTTGGGTCATCATATCATTAGTAACAGCAGATTCAGTATCAAAATAAATAACAACTGCTTCCGGATGTGTTTCTAAAAACTGTTTTACAACACCCAAAACAAAAAATGTTTTACCAGTTGCAGTCTCGCCAGCAAATACTGTAATTTTATTATTAGCAACTCCTCCATATATTGATCCTGACAACACTGCATTTAAAACATACGACCCAGTATCAATCGTACCGGAAAATTCAGCAGAAGATTTTCCTTCTACTGCAATTGTCGTATGTTCATCATCCAAATCCTTAACCAATCCGGATAAAAATTCATTCATCTTTTTTCCTCTATGTAAACAGACTTACTAACCAACCCCAAAAACTTCTGGGTTTTTCTACTTCTACTTCTTGAATTTCAATTTTTGCACTATCATAACTTTCAAAATCCTTAGCTTTTGCAAAGGCCTGTTGACCAAAACTCAATTCGTTATCAGTGTTTTCATCATCTCGTCCAGAATCTTCTAAAGGTTCTTTAACACCTAAACTCCTTTCAAGTAAATCATTCTCTAAATCAATCACAACCTGTTTTGCATCTAATTTATTTCTAATTTCTGTTACTCGGTCATCATCTAATGTACTCAAATGACTTTTTACATTAATTCCAAATCCTCTAATAATATCTACAAAATCAGTAGATTTTTTATCGTATTCTTTTGCTAGTTCATAAACTCTCATATTTCACCTCAACTAAAAAATGATTCTAAATTTGATTGTTTTTCACAATTCCATCCTACAACATCCAATACAGTTTTCAAAGGATCTAAATAAGATTTTTCAAACTGTAAATCATAATCCACATATTCGTCTAATAAAAACTCTCCAGGAATATTATTCAAAAATGCAATTACTTTACCTCTGGTAGGATTGGGTTCTTTCAAATAAGTAAATTTAATTTTTTCGCCTTCACGTATTCTAGGATACATAGTCTGTAATTTATTTGCATCTAACAATTTATTATAAACTAAACTTCCTCTGACATGTAAAGGAGTCCCTTTTTTGCAACCATCCTTTGGACAATAATATTTATTCACACCATTAACAGTCCTGGGGAAAGATACATCCCCTGGTTTTAATCCATAAAACTCCTCCTTAAAATCTGCAACATAACTTTGCAATTCAATTTCATCTTTGGTCATAATAAGTTCCAAAGATTCTCTGATTTTTTCACGACAAGCAGACGGAGTAGAACTACGAACAGCCTCAATACCCATAATCTTTAGTCTGGGTTCTTTATATCTAACTCCTTCACTGTCATGGACATTTAAGATGTATCGTTTTTTAGCAGTCCATATACCCCTATCAGCAATTACTTCTCTTGCCATAAACATTTTTTGCTCATAAACATTTAACAAATCTGCAAGATATTGATATGACTTTTCAATAAAAGGCATTAATCTATCTTCACAGAAACTATCTAAAGTATCAACAATCTTACTAGACTCTGTTATAGATCCCATATATTTATCAACAATGGCACGCATTGTAATATATACACTATCCGTATCACTAGCAATAACATAATCAACATCTTCTGTAGACAATACCTCATTCAAATATTTATTAATTTTCGTTTCAATCCAACGGATAGATAACTGTCCAGAATAAGTTATCGCTTCTGCTTGTTCAATGTTAAAATAACGAAAATATTGATTTCCTAATGCACCATAGGCACTGTTCAATGCAATCTTTTTTGCCATTTGTATATTATTATATTTAGCAATATCATTTTCAACACTTACATCACCTGCCTCATATTTTTTAATCGCATCCATCATCAAACGTTTTGCATCTACTCTTTCATCATACATTTTCTCCATTAATTCGGGTAAGAATCCTTGTTTATCAGTACGGAAATATTTTCCATTAGCAGCCATAGTCTTACCAGAAAGTTCCGGAAGATCCACGTTATCATCTAATATACCCTGGATTAATTGCTTTTCTTTATCATCACCCTTATAAGGCAAATATACATCATCTAGCATTGTATCTGGAGATATGTTATATTGCATAATTAAATGTGGATACAACGAATTCAAATCAAAAGATACAATCCAATCACCACTAACACCCTTTTCTGGAATATCTTTTACATACGCACCTTCATAATCACTATCTTTTTTTCCATGTGATCTCGGAGGAACTGCAATATCTTTTTTGTTGAGATGATTATATATTAAAGCATCCCACATCCTAACTTGTGAAAACACATCCTCATAATTAACACCAGCATCATATGCCATAGTAATACACAATTCTATAAGTTTTAATTTAGTTTCAAGTCGATCCACCAAATCAACATCTTTAATATTGTACTCTACAAATTTTTGATAATTATTTTTGTAAAAGGTATGAATATTATCATATTCTTCATATGAAAGTTTTTCTTCTTTTAATTCAACCCATGAAATATGTCCTAACTTATAACTCTCTTGATTGCTATATGTGAATTTTTTGTACAGATCAAGATAATCTAATTGTGAAACACCAGAAATGTGATAAGAATAATGTTCTCGTCCCATCACAGTTATAATTTTTTCTTTAATTTTATTCCATGGAGATAATCGTAAATAACTTTTATCATCAAGTACCTTCTGCATTCGACGAATTAAATATGCCATATCAAACAATTTACTATTCCATCCAGTAATAACATCTGGACTTAATACAGAATATACTTCAAGAAATTTATCTAATAATTCTTCTTCAGAAGAACAATGTAAATATTTAACATCTTCCCTATCTGTCTCAAACGGACCCAATCCAAAAACAAAAAAATTACCACTAAAACTATCTTTAATAGTAATAACAGTTACCCTTTCTCTTGCTAACTCAACTTCAGGAAATCCATTTTCACTCTCAGTTTCTATATCAATTGTGCAAATGCGTATCTTATCAAAATCATATTCACATTGTGAAAATTTATCTCCAATATACATATGGTTCCATTCAACCACCCCATAAATATCAAATCCAGAAACATCTTTATATTGTTCTATAAAAGTTCTAGTTTCTCTTATATTTCCAGGAGTTATTTCTGATAAAGGCAATCCATTAATACTTTTCTTATCTATTTTTCCATTAGGATCATTATTTTTGATGTAGAGTTTAGGATAATATTGATCAGTATATTTAACACGTTCTTCATCCTCAACAGAACGCACTAAAATATTAGTTCCCAGTGTTTGTATATTAGTATAAAAATTCATAGAAAAAGGGGTAGGATCACTCCTACCCCACTCATATTACCTTTCGTTTTACTTCGATTCAACTTTAGAT